ACGCATTTTGTTCATTTAGGAGACAGATATCAATGTGAATGGCATGAACCAAATGATAAATGTCTCTTGAATGATTCATCAATTCCAGGAGAAGGAAGATTCTACTCACAGTATTCGAAGAGTTACTTAGTAGGAACTTGGCGATTTGGTCCAAACATAGCCAACTTCTTTAGAATGCCAACATTTTCAAATGATCCTGGTGGATTCCATTTCTTTGACAACATGCCGCTGACTTATTGGGATATAGCAAAAATATACCCAAAAGGCACCAGCGAAGAGGTGTTAAAGAAAATTTTTGAGTCAAGAGGGTTGTATGTGGCCAGTGGAGCAAACAAGACATGGACAGCAGAGATGATTTCAGGGTCAGATCCAGGAACATTTTCTGGATGCCAAGGAGAGTCGGTAGATTTAGCAATTGTTGAAATAACACCAATGGTGATAAAATTGTGTGACCCAGCAACGTTGTACACAGTTTTGACACGAGCAAAGAACGTAATATTGGTGTGTTCATTTGATGATCATGGGGCAAATCAGGCCAATTTAATGGCAAATCCAGTTCTATCTGTGTTGTTCAAATACAGAACAAAATTTGGATCAAGGAAAGCTATAATTGAGCCGGAGTATACAGTTGACATAAAACAGTTGCAAGGCGCATTGCCAGAGCATGTGAAGAAACTGCTTGCTGGACCACCAAATAAGATCAAGAATCGACAATTTGTTGAAGGATGGTATCCCGAAATGGATTTTGACAAGGACTTCATTGATCCAGATGAGAGATCACCGCGAGGAGGAGCAAGATTGGATCCAAATGGAGAGATCTATGCAGAGGCTTATGATTTTAAACCTCATATAGTAAGTTTAGAGGAACCACAACCACCAGAGCCAGAACCAATGGAAGTAGGGCTCAGAGTTCCAAAACTGAAGACGCATCTCCCACCAATTACATCAGAATGTTTGTTTGAAGCAAATCAAGAGGATGTGTGGGAACGCTATAAAGGAGAGTTGAAATTTCGAGGCCTCTATAGTGAGCAAAAACCTGATGAAAGGCAAAGAAGGTTTGATGCTATGGAGATAGAAAGAAAGTTGGTTGATTTGGAGATGAAGAAGTGGAGACACCCCTCACGAAGACAAGTGCGAAAAGAAGTGATACAAAGATTGAGCTTTGACGAAGCTAAAGATCCAAGGTTCTTTTTGCCAAAAGCTCTGAATTGGGGTTGTCAACAAAAGGCTAGTGACTCAGCTTCTTTTTCAGCAGGTGTAGTTCAGAGGTTACGAGTTGGAACTTATGAGCAAAACTTGAAGGAAATGAAGGATGAAGAAGCTTATGGGTTGGCTTTATGGCAGGCAGTCAGAAAGCATGCAGGCTGGACTGGAACATTCAAATGGAACCAATTGAGGTATGAGGAAGCAATCATAAAGTTTCAAGAGCGAAGAGCAGAAAGGAGTTCCGTTCTACAGAAACAAAGTTTACCTCGATCAGATCCAGACTTTACAGGGTTGTTGACAGCAAAAACGCAAATGAAGCTGAAAGATGAGGGGTATAAACCTGCAAAACCTTTACAGACGTTGTTTGTTACCTCAGATGAATACCTATTTACATTAGGACCATTAGGTGTTTATCTGTTGGAGGAATTGTTAGAAAAGTTGCCACCTCATATCTTCTTTTATGCAAAGAAGACAATCGAAGATTTAGCACAATTTTCAGCAGCAGTGCCAAAAGAAACCGTGTGGACAATAAATGATTTGACTGCGCAAGATTCAAGTATGTCAGGCGCATTTGTCACGTTGTTTTCGAAGGTGTTAGAACAGTTTGAAACACCTGCAAATTTACACGAGTATTATCTGAAGACGAAGCTGTCATTCCAGACAAGGACAATTTGTTTGGGAATAATGACCCTAACTGGAGAACTGATGACGTATCTGATCAATTGTTTTGGATCATGGGCAAGACAATGTTTGAAGTATGATTTGCAGCCTGGAGACAGACTTTGCATAGGAGGTGATGACACAGCCTTGGCCAGAGTGAAGCAAGAGACAATGGCTTGGAAGATGTGGTCAAAATGGGATCGAGCAGGGGATAAGACAACTTATTCAACTTATGGAGAATTCTGTACAATGAAATTCCGAGAAGGTAAAGTTGTTAAAAATCCACGAATCCTATATCGAAGGTTGATGATGCACGAAGAACGAGGAAAATTAGATGATGTGATGTTGGGATATTTTGAACATTGGATCAACATTTACAACCATGGCGATCTACTCTATGACCTCCTTGACGAGGAGGATTTGGAGTATGTTGCATATTTGAATCGATACTTCTTCAATGCGAAATCAAAGAGCAAAGTAGCAAAGCAGTTTGATTGGAAAAAAGTCCAATTGGATTCTGCAGAGAATTTCACAAAAGTGGATGACCATACAATGGCTGAAATAGTAATGAATTTAGATTCATATATTTCAGAGGCAATTGAAATGATCACACCAAGTGAGGTTTTCAATGCAGCATATACCACTGCGGGGTTGATTGAATGATGGCAGATGAAAGTAAGATCACGGACAGTGCGGAAGGCAAAGGAACGAGGCAAGATTTGACGATAGTAAGAGATGAAGGATGGACTTTGGAAAGTCATATAACTTTGACCGCTGCTGCTACAGCAACCACCAAAAGTTTTTCAGGATCCTTAGCAACATTGTTGGGTGATGATACAAAAGGAATGAAGGTTGTTGACTTAGTCAAGATAGTCATAATCTATTGTGCTAGTGAAAAAGGACAGAAAATCCGTTGCGGGATAAGAATTCGAGATAGTGGAGTGACTGTAGAACAGGCTTCAATGAGCCCTGGAGGTTTTTATGCTGTCTCAAATGCGATGAACATGGGCGAGATGATGACTCACAATTTGATATTGCCAAATGGAATCAGCCCAAGAGTTCAACCAATTTCATCAGAAGCAATGATGATGGA